CAGATCCGCACTATTGAATTTTCTGGCTCAACTTACTCAGTATCTGGGGCTGGTGTCACTACTGATGGCGAGTCTATCAATCCTAAATATACTGATTTACAACAGACATTAAATGGTGAAACTTATACATGGCAGCAAGTAGATCTAAACAACAGACCAAACTACAAGTTAAATCAAGCTGGTGGGGCTTTCCAATTTACAGAGGTGTACAAACAGCCCTCGGTAAGTCGAATAACCGACCTTTCAAGGCAGATCATTTCAGAGTCCGTAACCGAGACTACTACTATATTTTCTCAGTAATAGCAAGTCTTTTGGGGCAACCAGTAATCGCAAATACCTCATCAACTGCCGCACCCGTAGCCCAAAGTAGTTCAGCAGTGTCCAATCAAGCTGTACAGGTTTTAAATGGAAATTTGATAGAAAATCAATATGGAAATGGAGTTGTCTGCCAAACAAGTATGCTCACAATTTCTCCATTCATTACCTCAACATTCAACCAAAAGCGACCACAGGATTTGAGATATACGACCCCTGTTTACAACATGGCAACAGATGACAATGGTAACCTAACTAATGCTGGTGAGATTTTATACGATCAGGAAAACTATTCTGCAAACAGGGATTCATTAGGGGTTAATTTTGGTATTGCTGCAACTTTTTCCATACCATTATCAAATAAATTTCAAAATAATTGCTTAAGGTCTAGTTCAACAGAACAAAAGATAAGAGAACAAAAGCTTGCAAATATGCGACTAGATCACGAATTGGCAAGGCTCAAAAATTGTGGTGAATTAAAGCTTTCTGGTATATCGTTTTCTGTTGACTCTCCATATTATGAAATCTGTAAAGATGTTGTGGTATCAGCAAAGATGGGGCAAGTTATACCACATACACACAAACTATATCCACAAAACAAAAAATGAACCCTCTCGTTCTTGATAGCACTTACTCATAAACCTGAGGGTTGTAGGCTTTGGAAAGTGTCCGAAATCTTGAACTTAAAAGTATTGGCTCTTTCTAACTAGGGAGTGTTAGCTGTGGTTAGAACTTCCAATACTCAAATATTATTATACTTTATCTTTTTTCTTTTGCAATTTAGCAACGGCTTTTTTAACTAATGGCTTTACTAAATTAAGAACAAAGGGAGCAGAGCAGCCAACCAAAGCAAGAGTAAAAACGCTAGTAAACTGACCGATTGAAGGTATAAGTTTCTCATAATAAGTCACCTCCTCCCATTCAATCAGGCATTTGCTTTTATCCTCATTGTAATAAAACCCCTTAACCTTCTCCAATCTGTCATCATTTGCAAAGCTCCCAATTCTTAATGGTGACTCTGGATCTGGGCAAGGTACAAAAAACTCTTTTTCTTTTTTCTTGTTTGGTATTTCTGGCCTCACAGCCTCCATATAAGAAGGTGGAGAAATATTCGTATTTTGCGGTGGTGTCGAATATACAAAGCTGTTAGGAGTCCACTGCAAAGGCTCATAACTTGGCATCTTTACACCGCATTTAATAACAGTGCCATTTTCATCAACATCAATTAAATTTATTAAATTATTTCTGTGAACTTTCACACAGCCAGCATAATTAATAATCGGTTTTGGAACTTTATTGATAACAGGAACTTCAAACTGCCATGCTTTTATTTCAGGTATTTGTATCTGATTAATATTAACCTGTGGTATTTCCAATTATGATTGTTGTGGTGTAGGTAGTTGAAAAGATGGGCCAGTTGTTTCTGGCAAGGTGTCTTTCATAACGCTAGGTAATTTTTTCTCTAAATCACCCATAAGTTTGTTTTTTAATGTTCTCTCAAATTCTGGACTCTGCATATAACGTATTGCTACGTAAGCTGAAACACTCATTGCAGTTACCATCACAAATGAGATAATTGACAATATATTTGCAATTTTGGAAAAAGTCATGGTAAAACAGGCAATACTAAAAGCGATAGGTCATGTAAGTATTATATCTATGCTCCTAATACTGCCAACTGTCATACCCTGTTACTTGGTTTTATCTATGATGACTAAAACTTATACTTCAAACCAAGCTTCGTTCCATAGGAATTAGTATCGTCAGTAACGATAGAAAACTCTCCATATACATCAATATTTTTTGATGCAACTACATTTCCACCGACTTTACCAGAAAAGTTTGTTTCTGAATCTGCACCATCTGGATTGTTAAGATACGCACCACCTTGTATGTAATAGTTACCAAAGGCATTACCATTTTCATAACCAAGATTTAAGTCAGTGCCAGAACCAGTGTAGTCTTTGCCTGTATAAGAACCATTGTTCTCCACGTTTACATAGAATCCAGCAAAAGCGGGTGTTGATAAAGCTGAAGCAGCAGCTATTGTTAATACTTTTTTAAGCATTATTAAAAAGAATAAAGCTCAATAATAATCGTTTTTATATTAATTTCAATAATTACTGGTCAGTTATTACTATGACCAAGGAATACCAGTAAATTTTGTAGGTGTCTTAGATTCTGTTATCTGTGCAGCGATTGATGTTTCTATTCTTGTAACTTCATCAGCACCAAGAGCCGCTTTAGCCCATGCAATAGCATTATCTTTCGTTATATCCTTATAAGCAGTAAACGACCCACTGTCAGCTTCAGCGAGTCCTACAGAACCATAAGAATAACCTGTATGCTCTCCATCTTCATCACTAGCAGTCCAGTGAACAGTAGTCACCACATCAGATAGACTTCCTACGGTTTTTAAACCTTCTAATGTAGCGTTCCAAGTAACAGCCATAATAATTTGTAAATACTTTGATTATATATTAAGTGTTTTCTTGTTCAGAAACACCATCAACTTTTTTTAAACCTTCAACTAGCTTTTGATTACCGATAATTTTTGTTGTCAGTTGATTTAACTGTTGTTGTTTTGCCTGTATGTCAGATTGAATCTGTTGTGCCTGTTGAATATCAGAATCAAGAATAGATTTTGTTTCCTCGTAAAGTTCCTGTGGGGTCATAAAATTTCATATGTAAACGTATTATATTAAGCTGTTTCTAATGCAGCAACTTTAGCTTCTAGCTCTTGTATTGCTTTCATAAGATAAACAACCATTCCAGAAGGATTAAAAACATACTTATCATCTTTATCTTTTGGATATGCTTCTGGAAAACTATTTACTATATCTTGTGCAATAAACCCTTTTGTTTTTTCTTTAGAATCATCTTCGTTTATAAAATTAAATTTTTGCGGATTAATGTTCCTAAATAAATCTAATGTTTTTTCTGACCACAATTCAAAATTCTTTTTCATTGTACGGTCAGAAGAAGATGTATTAAAAGAGGTCGAACTTCCATTAGTTTTTATAGATCCTATTACACCATTATCATTTCTAAACGTAATCATATTCTGAGTTGTATTTATACCTGTAACTAATCCAATACCATTATTACTACGATTTGAGATAGTTAATGTAGCACTGTCTTGCACACTGGTTGTTCCCATGCTGATATCTCGGTTTGAATTTATAACCATTGCATTATCAGCAGCCGTAGCAAATCTCATCGTGTCAGTTGAATGATTGTAATCAACTATGCCAGCATTTTTTTGAGATCCTCCAGACGTTCCATCAGCAAAGTAAATTGATGAACTATTACTAGAACCACCAACAATAGTAATTCCATTATTTCCTGATGTTGTTCCTACAACTAAAAGATCTGCAGAATCATCAAAAGAGGCTGGACTTGTGTTTCCAATTCCCACTTTTCCCGAACTATCAATTCTAACGGTCTCTACTACTGATCCAGAGCTTGCCTCGTTAAAAGTTAAACCACCAGAAGTTTCTATACCAGCCCAAGAATATTTTTTGTAAACAGTTTCATTGTTTGACGTAATCATCAAGCCATCATTAAATGTAGAAGTACTATTGTTTGCACCTTTTATTCTAAATCTTGCGTCAGATATTGAAGTAACACCCAAACCCATGTTACCAGAAGTATCTAGTCTGAGACATTCTGATGTGTTTGTAATAAAACGCATAAAATCATCACCATGTTGGTACTGAATAGCACCTCTGGTTTTATCATTATCACTAGAAGTTCCTTCAGCAAAATATAAACTACCTCGTGAAGTTGAACCAGCACTGCCAGAATTTATTGTTATACCTGTATGACTTCCTGTAGAAACAACCAAGTCATCTCCCTCTGCATCAAAAGAACTTGGACTTGTTACACCGATACCTACTCTACCACCAGAATCAACAGTCAATCTTTGCGCACCTGCTGTTGCAAATGTCAAAGTATCAGTACCAGAACGAAATAAACCTGTATTTGTATCCGAATCAAAAAATAGTGAGGGTGATGAAGCACTGCCATCTGGTAATGGTAAAGCACCATCAAATTTTCTTAAATTTACAAAAGCGTTATTTGAAGCGTTTCTAAGTTGCAACATTGAATCTGTTGTATTTGCAAAACTTTGAAGTGCGTATGTTGTAGAGGGTGCAGATGATCCAGAATTGTTGCTTGCTATCGCCTGTAAAACACTATTGATGTCTGCACGGACGTTCGCGCCAGTGGAATTATCGATTACGAAATCATGTTGTGGAGACATCTTAGTTATACCAATGAGTTTGAAGGTTTATTTAATTATATTTTTAAGAGTAAATTACTAGCAAAAAGTAATAACAAATAAAAATAAATTAATATTTAAATTTATTTTACTTGTATTCTTTAAAAAATCCAAGTCAAACAGCATTTCTTAACTACCACGACCAAAACCTATTGCTGTATATTTAAAATTTCTATCTACATTACTACCACCATTTTTAATATCTATATCAAATCCAGTGCCAGAAATATTAGACAAGAAAAATTCATCGCCTGCTGTCATATTTTCTATCGTGATTCCTATTGTTGGTAAAGCAGAACCAACACTAATACTCGTACCACTAGCACCTGTGAAAAATGAATTAGTAAAAGTAACAGATTTTGTTGATGTTGTTGAAGCTATAACAGCATTTACAGTTTCAACTCTTCTATCAAGCTCTGCTTTATATCCTAGTTGATCTATTTCAATACTTTGTGCTGGATCTTGAGATTCCAATTCACATTTAAATTTAAATCCTCTTCCGACATACGTTCCATTAGCAAAAGTATTAAATCTGCTAAAGTTAGCTCCATATGTACAAGTACCAGAATTATTATCATCAACAGTTGAATTAACAGTAAAGAAATTAGAATCTGGTAAACTTGTTATTTCGTAATTACCATCAATAGCTGTTCCAGAAAAATTAATAACAACAAAGTCACCGACATTATAACCATGACTAAACTTGCTGATAGTAATTACTTTTCCTACTTGTGAATAAGTTGCTGAAACTGATAAGTTTGGATCTAAATTAGTAGTAGCAACAAGTAATTTTGCGTTCACATTGAAGGCAGTGGCTGAGTCGAAATCAGTCCAACTATCTATATTTGCTGTTCTTTTATCTATTAAATCGTTAGGATAAAAACCCTGCGTAACAAAATGCCTTGTCAAACGTAATGGTTGTTCTACTCCGAGATCAAGAGCATTAGCAAAATCATAAGTACCTCCATCTGTTGTATCTACATCACCAATAAAATCAAAATCAGCAATAGCATCAAAATCTGTTGCATCATCTAAAGTTTCAGTTGATCCCAAAACAAGACCATTTACTTCATCAGAAAAGAAACAGTCAGA